AAGAGGTCGACCTCCGTCGTGTGCGCATGCAGACCGCTCGTGAGGCGGCTCGTCTCGCTAAGGCCTTCCCGGGCATCAGCGTGGACGAGGTCGCGATGGAGGTCGCTAAGCGTGCTTCTTGACGAGCGAGAGGCCGAGCTAGCCTCATACGACTACGAGCAGGTAAGCGAGGACTTCGCTCTGTTCTGCAAGGCAAGCGGCATCCGCACGAGCCCGCTGACAGACGTCCTGACGGCAGCAATAGACCCTGACGCTCTGAACAGCAGTCTGGGCTGTGTGGCCTTCTCAACGCCTCCTCAGGAAGGCAAGACCACCTGGATCGTCCACTACATCGCCTGGCAGCTCATCCGCAATCCATGGCTGAAGGTCGTGTACGCGACGTACAGCCAAGCACGTGCGAACGCGGTCTCCCGGCAGATCCGGGGCTTGGTGCAGGCATGGACGCCTCTCCAGTCAGGCAGCTCGAACGTCCAACTCTGGCAGACCAAGGAAGGCGGAGGCCTGCTAGCAGCTGGTCGAGGCTCGGCCATGACGGGCTTCCGCTCCGACCTCACCGTCATCGACGACCCCATCAAGGACATGCAAGAGGCACAGTCCGAGACCATCCGAGAGACGACTGTCGAGTGGTTCTCCTCCGTGGTCATGACTCGTATGGCCTCCCTCAGCCAGATCATCGTCATCGCTACTCGGTGGCACAAGGATGATCTAATCGCGCACGTGGTCAAGCCTGAGGTCCTCTCGGCTGACTACGTCAATATCCCCGCTCAGGCCACACACTCGTCTACGGACCCTCTAGGCCGAGCAGCCGGGGAATGGCTCCCATCAGTGCAGAACCGGACAGAGAAGTCGTGGCTACTCATCAAGAGGGCTGTCGGTACCTACGTCTGGCAGGCACTCTATCAGGGTGACCCTCAGGTCACTGGTGGGAGCTACATCAACGTGGACGCCATTGACGTCGTGCCGTGGGACCAGGTGGTGTTCCGTGACGACCACGGCTTCATGCAGACGCTCGGTCGAGCCCTGGTCATCCAGAGCTGGGACCTCACCTTCGGAGCCCTGGCCAAGAACGGTCGCAAGGCCACAAGTGGTGACTACGTGGCTGGCCAGGTGTGGGCCAACATCGGAGGCAGCTGGTTCCTCATCGACCGCGTGCATGGCCGGTTCACCTTCACTCAGACGCTCAGCCAAGTGCAGATGCTCTCCGCCCGGTGGCCCCAGACGAGCCGTATCTACGTAGAGAAGGCAGCCAACGGGGCAGCCGTCATAGACAGCCTCCGTAAGCGAGCAGCGCTCATCAAGCCCGTCACCCCGATGGGCAGCAAGGAGGCCCGAGCGCTCGGCATCCAGCCCATCGTCGACGGAGGCCACGTCAAGGTGCTCGACACCGTGTACTCGGACGACTTCTTCCAAGAGCTGCGGGACTTCCCCTTCGGTAAGCACGACGACCAGGTCGACGCCATGACGCAGGCCCTCGGCCAAGCTAAGCAAGACTACTTCAAGATGGGATCCTAACATGGCTACAGACGTGATTGCTCTGCCTGCCCCTGAGGCACAGGCTCTCAACACCATCGAGGCGCACCTACTCGGGCGGGAGGCACGCACCTTCGAGGCCTACTACAACGGGAAGATGTCCTACACTCTCCATGGGAAGGCCTGGGAGAAGTACGTGGAGGAGGCGTTCCCCGACCTGGCCTCCCAGGACACGAGCGAGAACGTCTACAAGGCCGTGCTCGACCTGTACGCGGAGAACCTCGTGCCGGTGCCGAGCGAGCTTCAGGGGTTCAGCAATGTGCTGGTGCCTCTGCTCAGTCGTGGGGAGTGTCCTGTGGTGGTGGACTCCGCTGGCACTCCCCACTTTCCAGAGCACTACGAGATGATGAGCGATGGCCGGTACACTGTGGCCGCGATCTTCACCCGGAGCCTGGAGAAGATGGAGGACTACGTCACCTTCGCCTACAGCGACGGTCGCACCCGACTGTTCGCCAAGGACGTCCCCAAGGACTTCGGGCCTGCCAGCCGTGAGGGCTACAGGTTCGTCGAGGAGCAGAGCGGGAACACCCTCTTCCGCTTCGCCCTAGACGACAAGGGCTTCGGTGCAAGCCTGGCCGCGCTCCAGGACAGGGTCAACCACTCCATCATCGACCAGACCGTGGTCGCCGAGATGTACGCTCGCCCCTTCTGGTATCTGCTCAACGTCGAGCTCCCGCCGACCAACCCGTACACTCAGCAGCAGCCGAGCAGCGACGCGATGGCGGAGCAGAAGACCGACGGGGGTGCCGCTGGCCGTATCTTCACCACGAGCAGCGAAGGCCCCTTCGGGCAGCTCGACCCGCCCACCATCCAGGACATGATCGCCTACCACGACAGCATCATCGACAAGGTCGGGCAGAGCACGGGCATCCCGCAGCATTACTTCAAGCCTGGCAGCGGCACGCCTCCTACGGGTGTGGCCCTGAAGGTGCTCAGCAAGCGCTTCAACAACAAGATCGCGCGCATGCGTGACGACCTTCAGGAAGAGCTGGAGCGGCTGGCCGAGCTGCTTGGGGTCGAGAAGACCGGCACCGAGAAGGACGCCGATGGCAAGGAGACCCCGGTCTACGAGCTGTGGAACACGAGCGACGATCTCCTCCAGGAGTCCCTCGACGCGCACGGCATCAGCCTCAGCAGCATGGGATACCCGCTGGAGTACATCGCTGAGGTTGTGACCCCTGGTGTGGACCTGGACGACTACCTGGACGACGGCTTCAACCAGGCCAAGCGGGAGCCGACCCCTGACCAGATCGCCGCCTATGCCGCCAACCCTGGTCAGGTTCAGGGTGCCCCTCAGGGGGTCATCGCTCCGGCCGAAGCCAACACAGCCACGAGCTAGCGCTGACTCATGGCTACCGTCCCCACCGGCCTCCTAGAGCGAGAGCTGCGGAAGCAGTACCTTCGCTGGCTCGCTGGCCTGCCTAAGCAGCAGGACGTCGCCGGGTACGTGGACGAGTTCCAGCGGGACAGCAGCCGGGTCATCGAGACGCTCGGTGGTCAGGCCGCTAGCCTGGGAGCCCTTGGTGACTTCCCCACGCCTAAGCTCCTCCCGCTGAGCCCCCGTGCCGGTGTGATCTACAGCGACATGAAGCAAGCAGCCATCCAGGCTAGCATCGCTGCCGGGCTCAACGCCAAGGACGCTGCTCGTGCCATGCTCCGAGCTGGCCTCGACACGAACTACAAGAAGCTCGAACGTCTGGCCCGCACCGAGACGGTGTCAGCTTACTGGAAGAACACATGGGATAGCGTTGACGGGCTGGGCCTTGTGATGGTCTGGTCTGCTGAGGAAGGCCCCCGTACCTGCGACTACTGCCTCAGCAAGGACGGCATGGTCGTGGAGGAGCGCACCATCAGGGACCATCCTAACGGTCGGTGTACACTCGTGCCGATGCTCCCGAGCCGGGTCAAGTACAAGGGCACCGTCCAACCCGATGGCACCGTACAGAAGCAGGCGTTCAGTGTGGCCGGGCCGACAGCTAGCCGTCCTGGTAACGCTGCTGAAGTGCTCGGAGGCACGCCGGTAGCACCTAAGCCCCGGTCGACTCAGCTTGTGGACGGTAAGGACGTGCCGTTCGAGGAAGCGTTCGCTGAGTCCTTGGCCAAGAAGCTTCAGGACGGTGAGTTCACGCGGGCTCAGCTGAGGGCGATGGCTGCTCAGCCGGGTGTCAAGGATCTGGCTCGTGCCAACGTGGCAGAGGCCCTCGACCGCTACGCTGAGCGCACGGCTGTCCGGCCTAAGTCCATGGCCTCCAGGGTCATGCCTCAGCTGGACGCTGAGACCATCGCAGCACTCCAGCCCCCGGCCAAGTTCACAGAGGCCGTGCGTAACCGAGCGCTCCGAGCCCTCAACGCCACACCGAACGGGAAGCTCATAGCTGAGCAGCTCAAGAAGTTCCAGTCTGGACCGAGAGGCGCAATCGCTCGGCTCCGTAACGACGTCGAAGCGTATGTGTCCGGCTCTCGTGCTCTGCCTCAGGGTCGCATCGATACCATCGAGGCCGTGCTCGGAGGCATTCGCAGCAGCCCGGTTCCGGCAGGCGTGAAGCTCCAGCGTGGCATGATGATCCCGGGTGACTTCGACTCTGTGATGGCACGGTATGAGGCTGGTGATGACCTAGACCTGAGCATCTCGTCGTTCAGCTCCAGCCGCAAGAAGGCAGAAGAGTTCAGCCGTAACAGCGAGGGTGTCAAGGTCTCTGGCCGTACTACCCAGATGCTGGTCAGCATCCGTGGCAACGCTCACGCGCTCCCCGTAGAGAACCTCGCACCGGGCCAGGGGGGCAACGCCTTCCGGCAGGAACGAGAGTGGGTCGCCTCAGGCCGGTACAAGGTGGTCGAGGTACGTAGGGACGTAGACAGCTACGGCAACCCTATGGTCCACGTCGAGATCGAGGAGGTATCGGTATGGTAGGCCCCGGCTGGGAGTTCGACCCCGACATGAACACAGCCTTCAACTACGACAGGCTACCAGGCTCAGCCCCGGTGCCAGTCTCACAAGCTTCCAAGGAGGAAGACCCGGTGCCCGAGCCCTATAAACCATAGGCGACTCGCCGGGACAAAGAGGGGCTTGCGCTGCTAGCCTCTACACGCTAAAATCACAGGAAGGACAGGCGAAATGCCTACCGACGCTACAGTAACCGATACCGGCTCCACCGAAACGGGGAGCACGGACACGCAGGACTCAGGCCAGCAGACCACCGACGAAACGTCGGGTCAGGGAAGCAGCTCGGGTCAGTCCTCCACAGGGGACAACGGCAGCACCGGCAGCACGGACGAGCCCACCAAGCTCCCCGACGACCACCCTCTCGTAAAGGCCCTGGCCGCTCAGAAGGCTGAGCTGAAGGACCTCCGAGCGGCCAGTCAGAAGGCAGCTGAGCTGGAGCCTCAGGTCACCACTCTGCAAGCTCGTGTGGCAGAGCTGGAGCCTCTTCAGCAGCAGCTCGAGACCGTCCAGGCTCGCTCGGCACGGCTGGAAGAGTTCATCATGAAGGCCGGTGGGCCTCTCGGTAAGGCTCTCGACAGCAAGACGTTCACCACAGCCCTCTTCGAGACGGACAAGCCCA